GTCGTGCTCGACTCGGCCGATTGGCTCGAAAACATCCTGCAGGCCGAGATGGATCGCGAGTACGAGGCGAAGGAACTCGCTTACGGCAAGGGCTCGGTGATCCTGGCCGAGAAGTGGCGCGGCCTGCTGGACGGCTTCAATGCGCTGCGCAATGAAAAGGGCATGGCTGTGATCTTGATCGCGCACACGGAGATCAAGCGCTTCGACTCGCCCGAGACGGAACCGTACGACCGCTACCAGCCGAAGCTGCAGACGCGCTCGTCGGCGCTCGTGCAGGAATGGGCCGACGCCGTCCTGTTCACGAACTACCGAACGATGGTGAAGAAGGAAGAAGTCGGTTTCGACAAGAAGGTATCGCGCGGCATCACGACCGGCGAACGCCTGATCTACACGTCGGAAACGCCCGCGTATTACGCGAAGAACCGCTACTCGTTGCCCGGCTCGATGCCGCTGAAGTGGAGCGCGTTCGCCGAAGCATTCGAGAAGTCCTCGACCAAGTAACGCAACTACCCATCATCTCTCTAGGAATCCTCACATCATGGCAAACCTCGCAGGCTTTGACGCATCGCAAGTCCCCGAACAGGAAGAGTTCCGCGCGCTCCCGAAGGGCGTCTATGCGGCTCTCGCTACCGACTCGGAAATGAAGCCGACGAAGGCCGGCACGGGTGAATACCTGCAGTTTGTGTTCGAAGTGCTCGATGGCCCGGGCAAGGGCCGCAAGCTGTGGGCGCGCATGAACATCCGCAACCCGAATCAGATGGCGCAAGACATCGGTCAGCGCGAACTGGCGACGCTGTGCAAGGCCGTTGGCATCCCCCGCCCGACCGACTCGTCGGAACTGCACAACATCCCGGTTCTGCTGCACGTCGATACCGAACTCGACGATCGCAAGCGCGAGACGAACGTGATCAAGCGCTATGAAGCGCTGAACGGTGGCGGTCAGCAGCAACAGCAGTCGCATCAATCGAACGGCGGCAACGGCGGCAATTTCGGCAACGCGCGACGCGCGGCGTCCGACACGGCGAACTCGTATTCGCCGCCTGCGGACAACGCCGCGGCGGGCGGTGCCGCACAACCCTGGCGCCGTTAAGCCGGGCATTCCAATCCGCCCCTTCGGGGGCGCTCACTAGGAGAAGCAATGGCAGCAAGACCATTTACCGACGTCATCCGCGACGCGCGCTACGGCGAGCTGCTCGACGAGCTCACGGCGCAGATGAACGAACTCGTGAAGGCGGTCGGCGACACGAACAAGGCCGGTCAACTGACGCTCACGATCAAGCTCAAGCCGAGCAGCGGCGGTGCGATCGAAGTGTTCGACGAAGTGAAGATGAAGAAGCCGGAATTGCCGAAGGGCTCGTCGATCTTCTTCGCGACCGTCGAGAACAATCTCGTGCGCAACAACCCGCGTCAACCCGAACTCACCGGCCTGCGTGAAGTGGCCGCCGAACAACCCAAGGAACTGAAAACTGTAAATGGCTGATAAGACCGAATTTCAAGCAGGCATCGATGCCGCACTCGCCGGACAACAAATTTGGATCGGCGGAATTCCGAACGTGGTGTTGCCGGAAGGCTACTCGCTGAAGGATCTCGAAACGTCGATGATCGCGCCGACGCGCTTCCGTGGCGCGGTGAAGGTGCAGGACGTGAAATCGTTCGTCGCCCTCGTCAACGAGTTCAAGGGCGATTCAACGAAGCTCTTCGGCACGGTCAGCCCGTCGACGTTCGTCGGCGTGTTCAACGTGCACAGCGCGAAGGGCGGCCCGGGGTGGGGCGATCACCGCGTCTCGTATAGCTGCCCGCTCTCGACCGAATGGAAGACCTGGACCGGCTCGGACAAGAAGGGCATGAATCAGGTCGACTTCGCGCAGTTCATCGAAGACAACCTGCCGGATATCGTCGACGGCGCGACGATGCTCGAAGTCTCACGCACGCTCGAAGCGAAGAAGAAGGTCAACTTCGCATCGGGGATCCGCCTGCACGACGGTCAGAACCAGTTCACGTACGAAGAGCAGATCGAAGGCACGGCCGGCAAAGGGCAGATCAAGGTGCCCGAGACGTTCGACCTTGGCATTCCCGTGTTCGAAGGCGGGCCGCGCTACAAGGTCGAGGCGCGTCTGCGCTATCGCATCAACGACGGAAAGCTCGTGCTCTGGTACGACCTGACCCGTCCGCACAAGATCCTCGAAGACGCGGTGAAAGCCGTGTGGGCAGAGATCGAGACCGCGACGGAACTCACCATCTTGAACGCCGCCATCTGATTTTGGCGTAGGCCGCATGCGCCTGCCCCCCGCGGGCGCATCTGGAAACGTCACAAAGGAAAGACAATGGCTGATCTCAACGACTTCTCGGCCGGACCCGTCGTAACGTCCGTGATCGAGTTCTACGGCAAGCGCCGCACGCCCGCGCCCGCGCGCATGGACGCGTCGGCGGCCGGCGCCGCATGCGGCCGGGCGCTCTGGTATGGCTTCCGCTTTGCCGCCCAGGCTGCGGCCGATGGCGTCGCGCTGCGTCGCGCCGACATGCAGAGCCGCGCGAAAGAGCGCCTTCTGTTCGAATTGCGCGGCATCGGCGTGGAAGCGTACGAGCGCAATCCGGAAGACGGCAAGCCGTTCGAATTCACCGACGCGGGCGGACATCTGCACGCGGCGATGGACGCGTGCACGCATCGCGTGCCGAGCGGCGGCGATCAGTGGCACGTGACCGAGTTCGAGACGCTCGACGGCACCGAGTTCGCCACGCTCACCGACCGCGGCATGCGCACGACGCGATACGCGGCGTTCGACAAGCTGCAGCTCATCATGGGCTGGTCGGGCATGGAGCGCGCGCTGTACATGGCCGAGACGCATGACGGCGGCTTGTTCGCCGAGCGCGTGCCGTTCGACCCGGTCTATTTCGAGCGCCTTCGCGCGCGTGCCGAGAGCGTGATCTTCGCCGGCGAGCCGCCCGAAAAGCTTCACGAGGATCCGACCGTCGACGAATGCCGCGAATGCCCGGCGCACACGTCCTGCCACGGCACGCGCGTGCCGCCTGTGTCGTGCCGCACGTGCTGCTATTCCACGCCCGAGCGCGACGGCAATGCGTTGTGGACCTGCAGCCATCCGGACGAGTCCGCGCTGCGTGCGCTCGATGTCGACGAGCAGCGCCGCGGTTGCCCGAATCACGTCTACATGCCGCACTTCATCAACTACGCCGAGGCGGTCGAGGCGAGCCCACACGGCTGGATCCTGTTCCGTCGTCGTGACAACGGCCGGCACTTCGTCGTTGCCAGTGCGACCGCGATGCCGCCCGCCGATATGTTCACCGCGTACGACTCGCCGGCCATGTATCACAGCGCCGAACTGGCGGCTGCGGCCGATGATCGCGCGATCGGCAATCCCGATATCGAGAAGTTGCGCGCCGAGTTCAACGGGAGGGTCGTGGGATGAAGCTGCGCCCCTATCAGGAGGAGGCGGTCGACGCGCTCTTCACGTATTTCGAGAAGGAAACCGGCAATCCGCTGATCGTTCTACCGACGGGCACGGGCAAGTCGCTCACGCAAGCCGCGTTCGCCAAGCGCGCGTGCGACATGTATCCGGGCACGAACATCCTTCTGCTCACACACGTGAAGGAACTGATCCAGCAGGACGCGCGCGCGATCGTCACGCACTGGCCCGAAGCGCCGATCGGTATCTGGTCGGCGAGCGTTGGTCGCAAGGATCAGGCGCAGATCACGGTCGCGGGCATTCAGTCGATTCACAAGTATCCGGCGAAGTTCGGCAACACCGATCTCGTGCTGATCGACGAGGCGCATCTCGTCTCGAAGAGCGCCGACACGATGTACGGGCGTTTTCTCGCGGGCCTGCGACAGCACAACGAGTATCTGAAGGTCATCGGATTTACAGCTACGCATTACCGCCTGGACTCGGGTCTGCTCACCGAAGGCGACGGGCGCATCTTTTCGGACATCGCCTACGAGTACGACGTCGGCGAGGCTATCAAGCAGGGCTATCTCTGCCCGCTCGTCTCGAAGGGCGGCGTCTCGAAGGCAGATCTGTCGAAGGTGCATACGCGCGCCGGTGACTTCAAGGCCGACGAGCTGGCCGCGGCGAACGATCACGCGCATCTGATCGAGGGTTCGCTCGACGAGATCGCGCAGTACGCGCACAACCGGAAGCACGTGCTGGTGTTCTCGGCCGGCATCGAGCACGGCGCGCACATCGGATCTCGTGCACGGCGCCATGAGCGGCAGCGTGCGCGACATGAAGTTGAACGACTTCACGACGGGCCGCACGCGGTTCCTCGTGAACGCGATGCTTCTGACGACCGGGTTCGACTTCCCGGGCATCGATTGCATCGTCGATTACCAGTCGACGAAGAGCACCGGCCTGCACGTGCAAAAGCTCGGCCGTGGCCTGCGCAACATGTACGCGCGCGGCGTGGATCTGAGCACGCAGGAAGGGCGGCTTGAGGCGATCGCGACCGGATCGAAACCGAACTGCCTGATTCTCGACTTCGCCGGCAACGTCGAGCGGCACGGGCCGATCGATCTGATCAAGGTGAAGAGCAAGCGCGGCAAGAACGAAGAGTCGATCAGCGTCGCGCCGGTCAAAGAATGCCCCGAGTGTCACGAGCTCGTGCACGCGTCGGTCATGACGTGCCCGGCGTGCGACTACGAATTCCCGGCGAAGCCCGCGCACGCGGACGTGGCGGGGAATGGTGTTGTTGTCGCCGCGATCGAGCCGCCGCGCGTGAAGGAAGTCGACAGCATCGCCTATCACCGTCACGAGAAGTTCGGCAGCCCGCCGTCGCTGCGCGTCGTCTACAACTGCGGCATCGAGCAGTTCAGCGAGTGGATCCCGATCGAGGACGAGCGCTCGAACGTGCGCAAGCATGCGGTGCGCTGGTTCTGGCAGCGCGGCCTCGTGTGCCCGAAGACCGTCGACGAGGCGCTCGCCATGTCGGAAGAGGGGAAATTCCCGAAGCCCGCGACGATCGTCGTCAAGCTCGACGGCAAGTGGTGGCGGGTCGTTGAAACGCAATTGAACTGGGAAGGGGCTGCAGCGTGAAGAACTGGATCAATGCCTGCCACTTGGGCGACTGCCGCGAACTCATGGCGAAGATGCCTGAAGGTATCGCCGACGCGTGCATCACCGATCCGCCGTATGGCGACACAAGCCTCGCATGGGATCAGCGTTGCGACGGATGGATTGCGGGCGTGGCGCGCGTGTTGAAGCCGGCCGCCTCTATTTGGGTATTCGGCAGCATGCGCTTCATCGCGACACTGTTCGATGAGATGAACGCGGCCGGGTTCAAGTACGCGCAAGACATCGTATGGGAGAAGCAAAACGGCTCCGGCTTCCATGCTGATCGTTTTCGACGAGTGCATGAGCATGCCGTCCAGTTCTATCGCGGCGCTTGGGGCGACGTCCACAAAGAGCCGCAGTTCACAAACGACGCGCGCGCGAAGACCGTGCGCCGCAAAACGCGACCGACGCATACCGGCCACATCGAATCCGGTCACTACGTCAGCGAGGACGGCGGACCGCGCCTTGTGCGCAGCGTGATCGACGTCGCAAACGAGCATGGCCGCGCGCTGCATCCGACGCAGAAGCCGCTCGGGATTCTGGCGCCGCTGATTCGTTACTCGGTCCCCCCTGGCGGAATCGTCATCGACCCGTTCATGGGTAGCGGATCGACCGGCATCGCAGCGAGCCAACTGGGGCGCAACTTTGTCGGCTTCGAGTTGAAGCCCGACTATCAACCGCTGCTCGCCGAGCGTCAGCGGCAGGGCGGCTTAACGCTGGAGTTCGCATGATCGGACCGATCTATTTCTGGCTTCTCTACAACCTCGCGGCGCGCGCCATGTTCGCGCCGCTCTATCAAATGCCCAAGCAGGAAAAGAAGCATGACCAGCAAGACTAAAAAGCCGAAACGCAAGTACGACCCGACCCGCTGGCAGCGCACCATCGCGCAGAACGCCGTCTCGCGCGCGCTGCGCGAGCGCAAAGAGGCCGAAGCGCGCGCGGGTGCGATGAACCTGACCGACGAAGCGCTGCAGGATCTCGGGCTGGCCTATCACTCGGCGTTCGAGATGATGATCAAGCACGGCGGCGAAGAGCCGTTCCATACCCTGGCCGCGGCGATCAACATCGCGGGCCGCTTCTGCGAGATGGGCGTCGGCGACGAGTATGCCGACGACGTCGAAGCGGCGATCGTCGCGCTCAAGCGCGTGCGAGAACGCGCCCTAAGAACCGGCCGATGGGCGCTCGACGGCGATGCAATCAAGTGCATCACGCGCGCGTTGCAAATTCACGACGCCCAAATGGAAAGCGTGAGTTACGACGAGTTGCGCCGCGCGATCGAGCAGGTCTACGCGATGAACGAGAGCCAACTTGCGGCCGAAGCGTTACCAAAAGCCGCATAAGTAACGCGCCGGTAAAAGTGGCAAAAATGCCT